AACAACTGAACCAAAAAATTACCCTTGGGAAAACCCACCAGAATATGCAGATCCAGAAGATGCATTGATGTGGCACATGGATAAGCTAGGTGACCCTGAAAAAACTAAAGCAGCATTAGGATTACTTGAACTTGGATTAGATGTAGTAACTTTAACTGAAGGTATACTTAGAGGTGCAGTTTCTGATGGCATACATACCATTGATACATCACTAATTATAGCTCCAATCATACATGAGTACTTGACAGGTACAGCAGATGCAGCTGGTATAGAATACAAAGAAGGTTTGTCAGACACTAAAGTAGACATGGATGACATTAACTATCAGGTAAGACAGCAAGAAGCTAGAAAAATATTAGAAGATATAGATAACGAAGATAAAGATGTAGACCTATCTCCTATGGAAGAAGAACCTATGCAAGAAGAGATGCCTATGGAAGAGCCTGAAATGCAAGAAGAAAAACCTAAAGGTCTTATGGCAAGGGAGGTTTCATAATGGGTATTAATTGGGTAGGTATTGAACGAGGTTATAAAGCCTTTAAAGAAAACGAAGAGAGAAAAGAAGATAGGGCTTATAGAAGAAAACAACAAGAAAGACTTGACGAAGAGTTTAAAGAAGGTAAATTTCTTCGTAGAAGTAAAACTCTTTTAGATTATTTAGGCCCACGGGGTAGTAGTATATCTGTTGACTCTGCAAAATTTGCTGAAATAAAAAGAGCTGTGGGTGATGTTGAAGGTGCTAATGATTATCTTGCAAAACTTGCAGCATCTCCTTATGCTGTAGATACAGTACATGCAGCTTTAAAAGCTAGACAAGACGCAACTGAAACCGAGCTAACTGGTCAAGAGTTATTGGATAACGTAGTTCTTATTGCTGAAAACTACGGTACTGAAAGTTGGAAGAAACAATATGAAGAAGGTAGAAGTATATACGAAATACTTTTACAAGATCCTGAAAAGCTATTAGATGATGAGTACTACACAGGAGTTCTGGGTAGGATAGGTGCTTTGGATGATGTTGTTAAACCAACTGTTGGTGTTCAGATAACTCCCGGTTTTACTAGTAAACTAACTGAAGAAATGATGAAACTACAAGTAAAACAATTTGATGATGCACTTGAAATGTATGCAAATAATTTAAAGGATCAAGGTGTACAAGGAGAGTTTGATAACGAACTTGACACGGCTCTTGCTGCTTTTGAAGAAGGCTCGAAAACAAAACTTCGTAAATCTTTAGGGCCAATAGTATTATATCAGTTACAACAACAGGGTGATAGGTTATGGAAACCGGGACTTTCTGGAAACTTAAAACCGTTTACGATTGAATCTGAAGAAATACAAAATTTAAAACAGGCTGCTCAAACAAGTGCAAGACAAGAGGCTATAAGAAAATTTGATGAAATATATGGACCGGGTTCTGCAGAAATAATTTTAGGAATGTAGTATGGCGACACCATTTTCTGATTGGTTTAACTCCCAATCTTTTTCAGATAAACCAGAACAACCTATAGTGGTTCAAGAACCTGAGCCAATAGAGTTTGGCAAGTATTCTCAAAACGATTTAATTAAAGATAAATACTTTGGTACAGTTAGAGACTACATGCAAACTAGGTTTGGTGTAGATGAGTTTCGTGGTGACGACAGGGAAGAAGTTGTAAATAAATTTCTCAATAACATGAGGGGTTTTTCTGGTGGTAACTCTGTAAGAACTGTAGGCGAAGTTGCATTTTTAAACAGTCTTGAAGATGACTCTGAAGAACTAGCAACTGTTGGTAAAGCCTACGAGCTTTTTGAAAACATGGCTGGAGTCTTTAGTGGAGAGACCACTGCAGGAGAAAGACTAGAAGCTGTAGGAGACTATGCAAGAACTACACTAGCTGACCCAGTTAACCTAGTTGGCTTTGGTATAGGTAAATTGTTTACTGGTGCTGGTAGTAAAGGTGCTGCTAAACTAGCACAACAAGCTGCCATAACCAGTTACAGAAGGCAACTACAAAAAGGTGTTGCCGAAAAAGCTGCAAAGGAAGCAGCTAATAAAGTGTTTACTGAAACATTTAAAAAAGTTTCTAAAGATAATGCAGCTAAAGCAGTTGCTAAAAAAGAAGCTAGAGATAAAATCCCCGATACAATTAAGAATAGACTTAAGTCTAATGCAAAAGAGATAACTGCAAACATGGCTGTTGAAATGGCAGTCAATGTAGGTTCTGCTTATGCCTATGAAAAAGGTCTTGTAAGAACTGGTGTACAAGAAGAAGTTAATAAAATTAATCTAGGTCTTGCAGGTGTAGGAACTATGATTCTTGGGGGTGTAAGATTTGGTACAGTTGCACTACAGAAGAATAAGAATGCGTTGGTGCAACCAGACATAGAAGTAGAAGTACCAAAGAAATTTGATCCAAGAGAAGTTTTAAAAATTGTACAAGATGAAGTACCTTTTACCGAAACATTAAGAGATAAAGCACTTCGTGCTAAAGAACTTTCAGACCTAGACACAGATTTTTTTATTACATTTTTAATGGGTGATACTGAAGCTGGCATTAAAGGTATGGCTCAAATATTTGCAGAGCAAGGACATGTGTTTATAAAACGTACACCTGAAGATGGTGTATCTAATTATGTTGCAGATGTATTAAAAAAGACTGACCCTAAAATTGCAAAACAATTTATAAAAGATTTTACTAGAGCTACTGGCATTAAGATGACAGATCTTGGTGATCAGGTAGGTAAAAGAAAATTAAATATGGAAACCTTTGCAGATACATTTGCAAACAAGATGAGAGACCAAGGTCGCTTAATGAATGCTGCAAGCCAGTTTGCAAAAAGAATGGGTATAACAAGAGAGCAAGCTGAAGGAGTGCCTATATCAGATGCAGCTGCAGCTCTACTTGGTACAGACAATAAAATAAATATTAAAGATATGAAAAATGTTAGTTACTTAGGTAAAAAATGGCAACAAATTAAAGATGCAGAAATAAATAAAAATATAGTAGATGCACAACGTAAAGTTATTCGTCTACTTGTTACAGCTCCTAGCACATCTTATCTCAACCTAGTGGGTTATGGTTCTGCGGTTGGTATAAATACAGTTACTGATGCAGCACTCGCTTTAACTTATTTAGGTCAGGCAGGATTAAGTAAAGTATTTGGTGTTGGTAAAAATGCGGAAGAGTCTTTACGTATTTTTAGACAGTTGGCTAACGCACAAAAACAAAGATTAAAAAATCTTACGGACACAAGTATGACTTATGATGCCTACATGTCCATAGCAAATAAAAATCCTGATGCGCTAAAACAACTTACATTTGCTATGAATGGTGGTATAGAAGTTGATGACGCTTTGAAAAAAGCTTTTGGTGGTGAGATAGATTACTCTAAAAGCATGATGGGTTTACAAGTTGATAAAGGTATTGACATACTGCAGACAATAAACTTTGTACATGGTCAAGACATACTTACAAAGTCTCAAGAGTTTATATATCAACTAGATAAAGGATTAAGATTAGATACATATTTTAATAAAAAACTTGAGATAAATGGTTTCAATGAATTTTTTACTAACCCTAATGCTGCTAAACTTATGACAACTAAAAACTATTTAGATGTATTAAATAAAGCAGTATATGAAACACAAAAAGCTACCTTTGCCTTGTCGTATAAAGACGCAGGGTTTGTACCTAAGATTATAGAAGAAGCTAGAGATGTGGCAGGTCTTGGTTTGTTAGTACCTTTTGGTAGATTCTTTAACAATACTATAGCTCTTATGTCTGACATGAGTTTTGCTACTTCTGCCCTACAAATAGCAGGAGTTAAAACTGGAACTCAGAGGGGTATCAGAGAAAATCTTGTTCGTGGTGCAGTAGGTTGGGGGGCTGTGTATGGACTGGCTCAAAATGAAATGTTAAATAGAGAGCTTGGTTTAAAATGGAATGAGTCTATTGACGAGAAAACTGGTGCTGTTAAAGATGTAAAGTATGACTTTCCAATATCTCATGCTAAAGGTTTAGGTAGACTTATGTCTTATTATCTTGATGGGACATCAGCTCCAAAAGAAGAAGCAGCTGAAATTATAGAGGTGCTTGGACCGGGACAACTTACAAGACAGCTTAATCAAATTACTGAAGGCTTAGGAAATCTTACACTTACTGCTATAACAGATGAAGGTCCAGCAGGTGATAGAGCAAGAAGAGAATTTTTTAAACCTTGGAGTAAGATTTTTTCTCAAGCTGTGTCAGGGTCAACTAGATTTTTAGATCCTGTTAATACCGCAGTTGGTTTAGCTAGAGGTTCTGACTTTAAAATGGTCAACCGAAAAGAAGGTAGTGAAACCTTAAACAATTCACTACGTTATATGGATCAGATAATTGCTGTGGTAGGTGGTAAAGATATATCTGAAGAAAAGTTTAATGCTGCAACAGGTAAGATAACTCTAGATGCAGCTAAACAACTTGGCTACAGAGAAGTTGAAATGACTGACACCAAAAAAATGTTAAGTATTATTGGTCGCCCAACTTATCTAGCTAACTTAAGAACTAAAAGTACAGAAGCAGACAATAGATTTAATAATATATTTCATGAAATTATTGAACACAAAGCTTCTAAACTACTAAGAAATTCTAGGTTTAGAGAAGGTAAAGGTAAAGCAAGAACACAACCACTACTAGATTTTAGAACGGTGTTAGTAAATGCTGTGTTAAGAGATGCTAAAAAAACTACATTAACATTTATGAAACGTGGTGCATACGATGTTGATGATATAGTTTTATCTAAAATGATAGACATAGGTGATAAATATAAATGGGCTGATATTGATAGGGGTCTTGCTGTAATGCAAGAGGAATCGGAAGAGAAAGTTGAGTTTAAAGATCTAACAAGGGAGCAGTTAGATACTCTTGAAGCATACCTAAAGTTTGAAAAACGGCTAGAAGAAAGAGCAAAAAAATCTCTTAACTAATCTTCTAACATCCTATCTGCCCACTCGTAGGCTTCTCTCTTTACCTCTTCAAGCCTGACAGAACCACCACGACTAGCGGCAAGCAACCCTGACAATGCTTGACCTGCTAGATATATACGAGCTGACATAGGTGGCTCTTTAACAATTTTTATTTTACGAAACTCTTGAGCTTCTTGTTCGAGAGTTTTCTTTTTTATACTCTTCATTTTATTTCCTAGACTGCTGCTGTACTAAAGCCTCAAGATACCATTGAGCTTTCTTTAAATCTTCTACACCATTCTTATACCTCCAACGGTGAAGATACTTAGCTATGTTGCCCCGAAGGTAGCCAGTGTATTCATTATCTGATAGAAAATCTTTTATGTATTCTATGCATTCTATCCTACCTTGACCATAATGAGGTGGACTATTTACATAGTCCTCCACATCATCAAACAAATCTTCAATTTCAAATTCTTCTTCTTCTTGTTTATTTTTTACCATGTTACACCTCTATAAGTTCTGCTTCACCGTAAGGAATGTGAAAGAAGTATTCATACCGTCTAGCGTTGGCTAACCATATCTCCTTCGCACAATCTTCATTAAGTTGAAAGTCTTTGATTCTCCATGCTTGCTTACAGTCACTACGTATGACGTAGAAGTTACAATAAGTATTGTCACCCTCTACTTTCTTGTACTTGTTTATAAGCCTGTACTTTCTGTAAGGTATACGTATCTCTTTCCACTTAGGATTCCAATCACCTGTCCATTGGTTCTTCATCTCTACTTCAGAGTAATACATACCATCATTCTTCTTACTCTTTATGTCAAAAGAAAAGTCTTCTTCAGTATCAAGGATAGTATGCCCATGACTTTCTAGATAATTTGTTATTGTTGTCTTAGCCTTACTGTCATTCTCTGCGTATGACTGAGGTTGAAACCTTCTGTAATATGATCCTTTAATTGGTTGTAACATGGTATCTCCTTATGTTAAATCTACAATTTCACAGACATCGCCAGAGCAAGCCATTGTCTG